AAATTCAAATATCTTTCTCATTGAGTGCCTCGTATGCCTCTTCGCTGACCTGTTTCAAGGTTTTCAGCCAATTTAGGATAGATAACTCACCCTTCTTAAATTGTAAATCCTTTTCGTCCTGGATAGTGGATACATTGTTCAAGGACGTTATCATTCCGTCAATATCTTCAAGCAGATCACGCCAGCCCTGGTGGGTCATCATGGCGAACCGATCTTCGTAATAGCGTTGCAGTTCAGGCGTCATGCTTCCTCTGCTGGTAAAGGTTGGTTTCCTTCTTCAAGCCACTTCAGGTAAGCCTGATAGTCGGTGTTGGCTGGGTCGAAGGGGATGTATGCGTTGTCTGTTGTACGCTGAACGGTGGTAGCAGACGGTGTTAGTTTGTAGTTTTCCATTGTCATAGCTCTATCGCGCAGGTGGCAATTGATTCGTCAAACATACTCGCAGAGGCAGAAGCGACGGTGTTGTATGTAAAGCCGTATTCGGTAATGTTACTAGCCGATCTACTTGACACGTTTGTCGATGTCACCGCAGTAAACGACACAGTTGGCGCGGCTCTCATATTTTGGAAATTAACAGAATTTGCGTAGGCTTTTGTATTAGCTGCTGCCCCGTTATCTCTGTTCGCGCAGTTAGCAAATCTGTAATACCTCTGACACAACGCCAACTCCGTACCATACGGCCTGTAATCAAACGATGTGGCTGTGCTGCCTTTTTCTAGTTGTACGCCGGTGATCTGCCAAGTAGCGCTGCTTGTCCCAATGAGATTTGCTTGCGATGAATTTGAAAACAGTAGACCGGCTTGCCATGAATTCAGCGTCGATGTCCGGTAGTTTGAACCCGAGCCAAGGTCAAAACGAACGTTAATCCCAATACCGTTTCCAGTACCCCATGTTCCTGAAGTATCACCAGCAATCGTAATGGTTTTGAATTCCCATGTGTTTGCTGAGTTGATTGTGTATGTTGCTACATACGATCTGTTATCAGAGGCATTACGCAGACCGACACAATACGCTCCTGTTAGCGAGGACTTTACCCAAAACGAAAGCGTGAAGGTTTGTGCCGAAGCCGTTCCGTAAGCAGAATCAGCAAAGTTAAAACCTTCAACTCTGTGTTCTGCTACAGCCAGTTGAGCAGCCGTTGCAGTGCTGCCAGTTCCGACAGTGAATTTAAGTGAATTAACAAATCCAGATGGAGCATCCGTTACCTGTTGAACAGTGCAACTAGAAGCACCCGTGTCTTCATACACAAGAGTGCGATCTACACCATAAACAAGGGTTGCGTTAGGCACAGAAAGACTCGCCCCAGCATTGCGCTGGTCGATCACCATCGCACCGTTGATGATGCGGTTGCGAAATCCTAATCCACCAGTAAATGGGCTAGTATTCTGAGTGCTGGCATCGTTAAACGTAAGGCCGTTAGTGCCGTTAATGGTGACGCTCATAATTGACCTTTAGCGGAAGATGACCCCGACTGGTTTGATATGGTGGTTAGGCGTAGTGTGCTCATCGGAATACCGCCACGTTTGCGTCAAAAACATCTTGGTTACTAATTAAGGTGTTGTAAACAGCAACACGAACAGCCGATGTTGTTTTTGTTGCGTAAGAATTATTGGATGGTGTGCTCACACCAAAATATTGAGATGTATTTCCGCCAGTCATCATTGACGGCAAAACAACACAATAATTTGTATCCGTCATAGCAGAAGTAAAATTCACCGTGTAATCACCAGTACCATTATCCGTAATCGAACTCACGTTCCCAGAAGCCCTGATCGCAACCGTACCTGTACCGTTAAAGTTCACCCAAGCTCGGCACATATACAAAGGCGCTGAACCGCTAGGCTCTGCAAGAGAAGCAGTACCAAACGTCTGCGCTCCAGAAAACGTCTTATTACTTAGCGTCTGTGTTGAATCTGTCCCAACCATAGTTGTATCAGCAGCAGGAACCGTAATTGTCTTGTCCGTCGCTGTATTAGCACCAGTTAGTATTACTCCACCACCAGAAGCTGTGTTTAACTTGATTGGCATATCAAATCCCTAGTGCTACTTTAATCTCGTCAGGTGTTGTGGCTGCGTCAATCTGGGCTTGTATCGTTGCGTACTTCTCACGGATAGCCTGACGAGCAGTCTCAGCAGCTACAGCATCAGCACCGGGAATAGCTTTAGCAATTACAGCATCATGCGGAGCGAATTCTTCAGCTCTAGCAGCACGACGCATATCGTGACCAATGTTCTTAGCTTTAGTTAAGTCAATTACGAGACCCATGACCATGCTCCACGAAATGTACGTTCTGAAGGAATATCCGCTACGTCTACGATCTCGTAAGGCTTACCTGCTGGCACATCTTTAGCGGCGATCTCTTCAATGGTTAAGCCACACTCAGCGGCTGGGATAATGACAGCGACACCGCCGTCATCTGTTGGGTAAATAATTCTCTGGTTCATAAAATCTCCTTGTTAGCGGAAGACTGCTAAATATATGTACGCAGCATCTTGCAACGCGCTACTTGAATATTGATACCCAGTAAAAAATTGAGCATTACTTGCAGACAAAACTCCCGGCTGCATAATCCTAGCTGCTGTTGATCCAGAATACAAAGTAGAGGTATTTACTTCGCCGCCGCCCTGAACAAGGGAATAATTCGCATCCGGCATCGCCGTCGTAAAGTTGACCGTATAGTTACCCGTACCGTTATCCGTAATACTCGACACATTACCACTAGCTCTGATAGCTACTGTACCTGTGCCGTTGAAGTTGACCCATGCTCTAGCAGCATAGATAGGGGCTGATCCACTCTGAGCGCCATCTAACTTAGCCGCAGTAATGTTTGCATCAGCAATATCAGCAGTCACAATTGAACTATCAGGCAATCCACCTGCGGATAAACCTGTAATCGTGCCGCTACCGTCAATTGTTATTGGCATATCACACTATCGTCCAGTTAGCGCCAGAGGGGACAGTCACTGTCACACCACTAGCGACGGTTGTATTCTTACCGCTGATGCCTTCATAGCCTGTTGGAAATGTCACCGACGTATTGATCGTCTGGTTGGTGAACAAAATACCATTCGACGCGCCTAGTTGTGTAGCTGTCAAGCCGCCCAGCGATGGGTTATAGGTCAGTTTGGTACTCGATACCGTAGCCGTTGAGAACGTTCCTGAAGTCGCTGTTGAGAACGTTGGGTAGTACGTTGCGTTGGTCGAGGTGTCGTCAGACACCGTGGTGCCGGCTGCCACAGCTGCCCATTTCACACCCGTTGCCTGTGCAGAGTCAGCTGTCAATACATAGTTGTTGGTACCAACTGCCAGGCGGACATTATCCGACCCGTCATTGACAATCAAATCACCCTTAGTCGTCGTCGGCGCTAGTGCGTCAAACGCTGCAGTCTGTGTCGTCTGTCCTGTACCACCATTAGCAATCGGCAGCGTGCCAGTAACTTGGGTAGTCAGATCCACACCAGAAAGCGTGCCGCCCAAGGTCAGACTGCCACTGGATGTGACCGTGCCCGACAAGCTAATGCCGTTGACCGTACCGGTGCCGCCAACGCTTGTGACCGTGCCTGTGTACTGATCGTTCGAGGTAATCGTAAAGTTGGGGTAGGTGCCTGTGATAGCCGTTGTACCAGCGCCCGTCAAGGCGACCGTTTGGTCAGGCGCTGCATTAGTGATCGTAATTGACCCCGCACCCTCAGTAATTGTGATGCCCGTGCCATCAGTCAGCGTATTCTTTTCCCACAGACTGGTTGATGCGTTGTAAATCAATACCTGACCATTAGATGGACTCTGCGCTGACACATTGTGCAGCTCGTCCATCTCATAGCCATTCTGCACGCGCACGTACAGACGACCATTGCCCGCATTAGCCCGCTCAACCACGCCGATATAGACCAGATGGTTAGGTGCGTAAGGCTTCGTACTGGTTAAAGTGCCGGCAGTTGCGCCCAAATAGAGCGTATCACCGGCTGTGTAGGCACTCAGATCGAGGCCATCTTGCACACCCTGGCACAAGATCATGCCTGCTTGGCCTGCAGCAATATTTTCCGCGCAAATACCCAGCGTTTTGGCTGAAGTCGCGTCACCCGTGTTGTACGCCAGCTTGACTGACACCCGGTCGCCTTGCGCAGCGTACATGTACACCGGCTGGCCCTTGGTGATCGTCACGGCCTCGTCATTCGTCGCGTAGGCGTACAGCGTTTGGCCAATATCCGCCGCGATGTTGGCGTTCAAACCTACTGTCAACGTCTGTTGCGTCGAATCCCAGTACAGACGGCCTGCTGCGTTGGTGACTGTGGCGCCTGTGTCGAACTGGACGAAGTCCGGCGATGAAATGCCGCCCGTGATGCCCGTCATCGACGTGATGTTGTCGTTGGCACCGGCAATCGCCCAACTCTGGTCAATCTTTTGCCACACGGTGCCGTTAAACAGCAGCCAATCACCCGCTTTCCAGTCGCTGATACCGTCCAAGGTAGTCGTACCATCGACCGATACCACGTAGTAGTAGCCGTTGGTGCCTACGCCGGAGGCCAAAGTTGGCGTGTTAGTAGACGCATTCCATGTGCCTTGGTAGTCCAAGCCGCCAGCCACGTCCGCCCATGACAATACCGACCCATTGGTGGTCAAGAACTTACCTGCATTGCCCGTCTGGCTGGGGATCAGGTTATTGATCTGCGTCTGGAGTGACGCCAGTGTGTCCAAGACATACTGCGACGTGCCACCACCGTTGGTGATGACCTTGATTTTCTCCGCTAAGTCGGGAGCCACCACCTCACCAACGTTGATTTCACGGCCATTCGACAGACTAATGATGAGCGAACCATCAAAATCAATCTTGGCGTCGGTGACAGATACCCCATCCTTGCCATCGATGCCGTTGGCACCGTCCCGACCAGCTGGACCTGCGGGTCCCGGTGCACCATCACGCCCAGGACGGCCATCTTGGCCATCACGACCGTCCGATCCATTGGTGCCATCCCGGCCATCGCGGATCGAATTGACCCGAGCGGTGATTTTGTTGCCTAAATCATCGTACTTGGCACGAATATCAGCCTCGATCTTCTTCAAGGCGTCTACCACCATGCCCACATTCTCGCTCACACGCTGTTTTTGCTTGCCGCGAGCCTCTTGCAGGGTGGCACGAACCGACTCCAGAACAGCTTTTTGCTGCTCTGGCGTCATATTTTGAAGAATCAGCTGTTTAGCGAGGCTTTCAACGTCCACCAGAGAGCTCCTTGGTCAGTTCTTCCAAGAAATCTTCTTCCATGCCGCTGATTTTGTTCTGCTTTTCCGCCATTTGCATCTCGACAATCTTCGATTTGTTCTTGATGTCGGCTTCTTTGAGCATCAATTCGGCGATCTTCACCCGTTTGTCAAACTCTCTAGACGCCATCTCGTCGTTAGTCGGCAGATTTTGCGTATTGGCCGCCATAATCTTGCTCTGCACCTCAATGGGCTTTAATTTCGTCTCGATTGTGGTGTTGATAGCCTCTGCCCGGTTGCGTTCGGCCTGCGTCTGATTGACCGCAATCTGCGCTTGCGCTGCCTGCATGGCCAGCTGCTGCTGCATCATGGCGGCTTGCTGCGCTTCTGGGTTCGGCTGGGCCATCTGAGTCAGGGATTCCATCAACTCCATGCGGTTCGACAGCGAGCTGTTGGCCACAATACCTTTCAGAATCAATGGCAGCACCGGTGTGTCGGGGCCAAGGGTCTGCAGCAAGGCGATGAACTGCGCCTGCTCGTACTCGCGAGCGATGATGCCCAGTGTCGCAGTTGGTACGAAGTTCAGATCAACCGAAGGATAGCGCTCGGGGTCAAACTGCATGTACCGAAACGCCGCTTTTTTGATAAACGGAATCAGGAAGTCTTCCTGGAAGTTCACCAGCGTACGCTTGTACTTCTTGATGATGGTAGCCACCGCCATCGACATACCTGCGTTGCCACCATCTCTGGCCACTTGGCTGACCATGCCTTGGCTATCCAAGGTGCCTGTGGCTTGCAAGAGCATGCGCTCGAATGCCTGCGCAGTCGTCAGGCTACTGCCATCAGTCTGACCGAACTTGAACGGATACAGAATCTCCGACGGGTTGCCGTTGGTCATGAACGCCTTGCCCGGCCGCACCTCGAACTTGGCACCCCGTGGCAGACGGGTTGCATCCATTGCCACCATCGGCACCGCAGTCAGTGCCAGCGAGTCCAAGTGCGTGCGCACCTGTGCATCGATCGCCTTTTGCATGTTGTACGCTTTTTCCACCGTGCCACGGCCAGGCAGGCGGTTAGGCACCGTGTCGTCCTGGTACGTCAACACCGGACGATCCTTCATCATGTACGGGTTCGCTTCGGCCTTCAGCAGCATGCCGTCGTTACCAATCACGATGATGGCTTCGACCATGTCGGAGTAGTCTTCAGCAGGCGAGTCGTCGGGGAAGAGCTCAACCATCTCCTCGTCTTCGCTGTCCAACTTCTCCAGATATTCCTTGGGCACCAGACCATAGTAGGTCAGCAGTTTGACCTTTTCGTTCTGGTACTGGCTGACCTCTTGCGTGGGCTCCAAGTCCGTGTCGTCGTAGGTCGGCACGATGTTGACCTTGCGGTAGACGCCCTTCTCAATGTTGGCCACCACCTTGTGGATCGACACGTACTTCTCAATTGCCACGCCCATGCAGTCGTCCACCGACGTGCCGTTGGGATCCCACAGGAAGTTTTTCGGGTTCACCGGTATGGGCTTGACCGAGACGCGGTCTACTTCCTTGACACCAATAGCCGCTTGGCCTTGCATGCCAGGAATCGGCTGGGTCGCCGGGATGTATTCCTTCTCCATTGTGACGGTGATCTCGGCGATACCCGTGCCGTAAATCTCGGCCAACAACTCAATCTGATCAACGTACTTCCTGAACTTGTCCTTTTTCAGATCCTCCATCATCTGGATCTTGATCATCTCGACATCCATCGGGTTGCCGTCGATGTCCTTGACGTCGTCCTTGATGTCGAAGAACTCACCCGAGCCAAAGATCGCCTCCATGATCTCAGCGTGGCGTGTCTCAACAGCCTGCTGGGTCATGGGGGTTACGATGCGGGAGCGTTCAGAGTCGCGCGTTTTGTCTTCAATGGCCCATTCGCCACGGAAGATGCGCTCATATTCTTCCCAAAGCGGGAGAAAGTTGACGTTGCGGTAGTCGCGCCAGCGGTCGCAGTGTTCTACCACGAAAGCGATAAGCTCTTTATCGTTCTCAGTGGGCTGGTCAAAATCGTTTTGGTCCATCCTACACCCCAGAAATTACGTCTATCGGCTCCCAATCATCGTCAGCGTCGCCTTCGAAGTAGGAAGTCACCGCCAGCTGGTCAATGTAAGAGAGCGCATCGGGTAGGTCATCGTGGACGCCTTGCGCCGGAAACATCAACAGCTGGTCAAGAAAGGTCTCAAAATCACCTTCTTGGTTCAGCACGATCCTGCCGTGCTCGAACCGACCCTGGAGGCTCCAGATGATCCGGTCAGCCTTTTTCCGGTTGCCATGCGTGAGATCAACTATGTGCGAATATACATTATTTTTGCGCATTAAATCACTCAAATACGGCAAAACTGCGTTTTTTAGCGCCCCTCGCTCAATCCCGACCGACAGGGGCCGGTAGTCGCGCATGGCCATTAGAATCTTCGCTGCCGTCTCGCGGATGTCCCAGCGCCCGTGCTGGATGTCTTTGACAAACCACTTGCCGTCGTCCGTCACTTTGACAATCGCGATCGCCGTCTCGTCTAACCGCTTTTTCGAGTTCGCCGCCTGCTTGGCCACTTCCTCAAACCCAGCCAAGTCCACGGCCACAAAGTAACTGCCGTACTCGGGCTCCTCGCCGTACTTGATCCACTCATCCTTGAAGATGTCCGAGCCCGCATTGTCGAAGCTCGCCATGTACTCTTGCTTAAATGCAAAGGTCGATAACGTCTTTTTCGCTGACTCGATTTCCTTCGGGTCGATCAGCGGGTTGTCTTTCGTCGTGAAGTGCCAGCTCTTCCAATCCTCGTCCTCACCCGTCTGGCCTAACTTGTACAGGTCGTTGAACCAGTTGCGCCCCTTGGGCGTTCCGATGAAGAGCCCTCGTCCCTTCTTGTCTGACAGAGACGCGCGGATGACCTGCTCCCACGCTTCTGGCTTAATGTCCGCCACCTCGTCCAGCACGGCGTAGGTCAAGCTAACACCCCGCAGCGTGTCGGGGCGGTCGGCGCCCCTGACGTAAATCACCGCACCGTTGACTAGCGTGATGTCCTGGTTGTTCACATGACTGCCGGCGATCACGTCCCGTCCCAGATCCAAGAGGACGTTCCAGATAATCTGCCGCGCCTGACCGTTCGTGGGTGCGACATATAAGACCGCAGATCCTGACGGGCAGCGCAGTCCTTCGATTAGCAAGGTGGTGGCGGCTAGTCTGGACTTGCCGCAACGGCGACCGGCTGCGACGACCTTGAAGCGCGTCTTGTCGTTGAAGACCTCTTGCTGCCACGGCAGCAGCTGGAAGTTAAGGTCCGACATCCGTGATGTCCTTGATCTCCGGCTGGCCGATGCCGGTAATGGTGATGTTGATCGCGCTGCGCTGGGCGGCGGTC